TTGAAACCTTATATTTATATTTGCATATAATTAATTCACAAACAAATTAAAAAGCTATGAAAAAACAAGAAATGATTAACGCTATTATGCTAGAAGAAAAAAGATTGTGGGATGACCTTCAGGATTGTATCAACACTTTAGGTTTACGTGACACATTAACAGACGTTGCAACTGCACGTTGGGCAGCTATTAATAAATTAGTAAAAACTTTAGGACTATGAAAACTTTAAACGAAACACAAAAGGACTTTATCGGTGGTGCTATTGCATTTACATTATTTTGGAGTGTAATGCTTTACTTTACCGCAACGCAACCAAACTATGCAAGTTCACCGAAAGCTCCGCAAATCGAAGCTAAACACGTTCAATCACCAGTATTAGAGAAATACGGAGAGTTAATTACTAAAAACAAATAAGATGTTAAATATAGAATACGACAGACACCAAATGGATGTTTACTACGAGAGAGGAAGCATTTGTTTTATGGTAACATTAAATTGGTGGTGGGAGCATTACTCCAAAGATAGAATTTACGATAGAGAATGGATTACTATTGACTTTGATATTGTAGATGCTAAATGGTGGAAAGAAGATGTAGACGGAATGAACGACATTACACCTACTGTACTTTACAAAGAATGGTTAGCTGAGGAAATAGACAATATGCGTCATAACGAAGGATTCTTATTTGACGATATGCGAGAAAAGATAGATGAAATTCACGAACAACAATATGAAGATTATGGTATTTAAACTACAACGGATGATTAAGTTCTGGGCAACGAAGTCATCACACGAAACAATCAGAGGTACATTCAATGAGGAATTGTACCGCAGAATATGTGAAATTAAATTTAATCAAACGTTATGACACCAAAAGAAAAATGCAAAGAATTAAGAACATTATTTGCACAAGAATTAATTGATTTGACAGATAATGAGGATTTATTAAATTCAAGAATAAAAAATTGTGCATTGATTGCAGTTGATGAAGTAATTGAAGCACTTGATGTAAATTGTTGGCAAAACTCAGATTTAATTATATATTGGAATGAAATTAAACAAGAAATAAACGAATTATGAGCTATAAAAGAAAAGAAAACTACGAAGCATCAATGCTAGGAATCGCAGTAAGTTTAGTAATCGCAGGAATGTTAATCATATTTTATTTAATCACGTTATGTATAAATTAAGCTATATCATCGGACTAACGACCATTCAGGAGTGGCGTTTTTATTCAAAAAACTTAGCACACTGGAAAAAAATGGATTTAATAGAAACAGGAAGATTTAACAACGGAACATTTAAAATAGAGCAATTATGAAAAACGATTTAATAGAACGAGTAACTTACTTGATAGAAAGAGACGAACTAAACAAACGCTGCAGAAAGAAAGAACACATCTACAAGAAATGTTTTTTAATGAATCAACTACGAAAAGAGGAACTAACATTTAACGAAATAGGGTCATTCTTTAACCAGCACCACGCATCAGTAATTCATAACATACAAACCCATAAAAATATGTTAGAATACAATAAGGATGAGTATTTAGACGTTGTTAGAGAGTATCAAGTATTCTTGATTGATTCAAAGTATATCCTGCAACCTAGAAATATCATAGACGATGTAAATAATTGCACAAGTTTATACAAGTTATTACGTGTGAAACGATGGATTGCTGAAGGAAGATATAATATTTTAGATAATGATGCAACTTTAATGTAATAATTTGTATCTTTGTTCTAGAGTTGGCTCGACACCATAAACTCAAAGGAATTATTAACCCTTGTATTGAAACGAAAGTCGAGCCTCGTGGATATGCAGGGGTTTTTTATTTACTTAATTTTTAATAAAATGAATGAAATTTATTTAAAATGTCAATTTAATGCAAAAGATGAATTGATTGTATCAAAAGGAGAGCATATTTGCTTTGAGATTATTGAAGGCGAAGGCTCAAAAACTGTCTGCATAGACAATAAACAAGCATATACACTTATTAAATGTTTAGAGGAATTTAGTAAATCTACAACTAATGAGTAAGGAGCTTCCATTCTTTAAGTTTAATGCTACCGAGTGGATTACAGGTAACATTAGCTACGAATCCTTTGAACTGCAAGGAGCTTTTATTAGCGTTTGTGCTGAATACTGGAATCGTAATAATCAAATGACAGTAGAAGAAGCAAAGCTGCGTTTACGCAATGCAGAAATGGTTGATTTATTAATCTCAAAAGGATATTTAAAAACTAAAAAAAATAATTTAGTAATTTCATTTCTTGATTTAGAGAAGCAAACAATATCTGCTAAACGATTGATACTCAGTGAGTCAGGGCGTAAGGGTGGCTTAAGCAAGGCTAAAGCGTCGCTAAAGCAAGGCTCTAGCATTATAGATAAAGATAAAGAAGAAGATAATATATTAGTTCGCAAACAAAAGTTTGGCGATAAATTAAAACCTTTTTTGGATTCTTATGAGAAAGGAATGATACGTGAATTTTTTGATTATTGGACTGAGTATGGTGATAAAGACAGAAAGATGAGATACGAAAAACAGGCATCCTTTAACATTGAGTTGAGATTAAAAACTTGGCTAAAGAATAAGATTGAAAGAAATAAACCTAAATTTAACCTTCCAACAACAATTATAGACTGATGTACAAAAGACTCACAAACGTAAACAACGAACTTTTTGATATACGCCTACAGAAAGACGTAAGAGGTAAATCAATAGGATGGGATTGGGATATACTTCCATACACAATTAAAGAAGGATGTACAACTTACATAGGTTCTGCTCCTGCCAGTGGAAAGACAGAGCTTTGGTTTGAGATATTAATTAACCTTTCGTGTTTACATAATTGGAATCACGTTATTTTTTCACCTGAAACAGGAAGCAGTGCAGAGATATTTGCAGAGCTTTGTTACAAGTACGTTGGAAAGCCTTATGTTCAAGGGCAGAACTCAATGACTAATTCAGAACAGATAGTTGCTGAGATGTTTATAAACGAACATTTTATTGTAATTGACCCAATTGATGAAGATTTAACCATTACTAAATTTTACGAATTAGTAGATGAAATTGAAAAAAAGGAAGGAATAAAAATACACACAACAACGATTGACCCTTGGAACGAATTAACTGAAGAGTTTTTACCTAGTGACTTAGGACGTGAAGATAAATACTTAAGCAGGATTTTGGGAACGGTACGAAAAAACGCAAGAAAGACAGGAAGACACAATTGCGTAATCAATCACGTTCGTGACCAACCTATGGTAAGTTCAAAAACAATAGCAGGAACTGACATAAGTTACTTTCCAATGCCAAGTGCAAGAGACTTTGCTGGAGGGCAAGTATGGTTTAGAAAAGGACTAAGCGTTTTAATACCTTGGAGACCGCCTTTTGGATTATTAGATTCTGAAGGTAGAGGAGCTGAAAAAAATGAAGTACATTTGAAAGTTGCTAAGAGTAAACCTAAAGGCGTATCAAAAAACGGAGTATACAAAATGTTTTTAGACCTAGATAAATATCAATATTATATGCTAGATTTTAAAGGCAACCGTATTTATGCTAACCGAACAAAGAAACAACCTGAGCAAAAGAAGCTCACAATGACAGAACAGAAGTTAAACGCATTAAACAACAAAGGATGGACATAGGATTAAAACTACTTTACATCAAAGGACTTATACAAAAGAACATTTGGAAAGTAAAGCTAACTAGAGAAGAATTACAGGAAAAAAGACCTGAAGCTGCAGCTTACATAAACGGAGCTAAAGACACGGAGAACGATTTAAAGCAGGTGCAGTTAGCAATCGTAGAGCTTGAGACAGAACTACGTTTACACGGACGAGAAATCAACAGATGTCTGCATATAAACGGAGAACTAAAGAAAAGAATAGAAGAATTAGAACACGAACTTAAATTTAAAAACGTAGAATTATGAGAAAAGAGAAAAAGCTCGTTGCATTAGCAGCAGTATTACCAGTATTAGCAGATTGGATTGAAGATTTAAACGACCAAACTGTGTTTAAACGAGACCTAAAACGAAAGGCAAATATGTTAATGCAAGAAATTAGGAGAGTAGACAACCAAGTTTTAAGTATTTACGGAGATAACCGAGAGCAAATCTATGAGCAACAGGTAGACTTGCAGATTAGATTTCGTCAATTTGTAGAATCTATAATTGTTGACTGATGCCAAGATGTAAAAACTGCAAACAAAAGTTTGAGCCTATCCGATTCAATCACAAATATTGCTTACAAGACGATTGCATTAGGGCATTTGTAGCCGAGGTAAAAGAGAAAACTTGGAAGGAGACGAAAACACGAATGAAGACAGACCTAAAAACTACACAAGAT